ATGGGAAGGATTCTTTGCGGACTGCTATTGACCCTCTGCGTGGCCATACCTGTATTTGCGCAGGTACGAACTGCCAAGGGGAAGCCGGCACCGCCTCCGCCGGCCGCCCCTCGTGCCGCGTACAACTCCACGGCAAAGGACACGACGCCGTTCAATTGCGATCAGTATCGCCGTCATCCGCACCCCATGATGATGGGTTACTGCAACAGCATCGAGAACATGACGCTTCAGAACGAAGCCCGGCGGGCCGGGCGACCGGCACCTTCATCGAGCGTCATCGTGCTGCCTGGCCTTGGGGCTCCCGAAGCGAAGCAGCTCGGTTATGCATGCGTTGGCGGGCAGGCCTTCAAGCGCTTGTCGAACGGCTGGGAACAGGTTCATGCACCAGATGGCGGTTGGCAGCGGTGTCAGGGTGGATAAGCGGGAACAGATAGATCAGGAGCATTTCTCGATCTGACCATCCTTGATGATGGGTTCCAGTCCCTTGGGTTCGTCAATCAGCTTGTATCCACTGACGCATGAGGTCTGAGGATTTGCTTCAGGAGCTAACTCAGTGGCGCAGTTCGTTGTTTCGCTGTGTTGCGTTGGGTGCTGCCGTGCGTTCCTGGTGTTCTCAAGTTGACGTTCGGTTTCCTTCAAAGCGGACTTGTTGGCGGCAAGTCCTACGGTGAGGCCGATGCAAGCCAACCCCAGAGCGAATGCAGTGACCTGCCATCCTGCTTTTTCCATGAGCGTTACCCTTCGACTTGTTCAACGGTTGAGGCAACGTTTCCAGTGTGTCGATTCCTTCCTGGTGACTGCATTGTTTGCGGCCTGAGCAGGCGTCGTCCAGTCCCGTGCTCTCAGACGGTGGGTCGTCGGTAGAGAAGGCTCCAGCAAGGTTCCAGGGCTATACGGGGCTTCGGCCCCTGCGCTTCTTTGGGTACATAAGCTGCATTCCCTAGCGACATAATCTGCATTCCTTGTGCATCTGTTGCGCTCGTGCTGCGCACCGGAGCGGCTTGCGCAGGAGTTCCCACAGCCAGCCCGATTGCGCATAACAAGACTGCGGAAGCAGTAGCGAGCCGCTTGGCTAAAGAAGCCCATACTTTGCCGGCTTTACCCTCAGTCCGAATCGCCTTGATGGCCAGTAGCCATTCACCGGGGTCGTCACCCGCAAGCTCTGCCAGGGCGACGATCAGGTCTTCATCAGGGTAGCTCTTACCCGCTCTCCATTCGCTCACGACTGCTCGCGAGCGCCCTAACCGTTCGGCGAGAGCCATGTCGGTGGGAATCCCTCTTCGGGCCCGTGCTTTGTCCAGAAGCGTCGCAACGATGCTCATGTTCGGAAAGTCCTTGACAACCATGTTCGGTGTCAGGTTAACTCCGAACAGTTCGGAATGTTCCGAACACGGCTGGTTCGCCAGCCACCCCCTCCCCGGTCGCCCTAGGCCGGGGCAGGGGACCTCTAGGGCGCTAGGGCAGGGGATAGGGGCATGGCGAATCCAACGGGCCTTAGTGCCGCGGGGAATCCGGCGGCGGGTCTTCCAGCCACACCGCGTAAGCAATATCCGCGAAATAGTCGCGCACGCGCTGTCGGTGAATGGCATTGCGCAGCTCATCAGGTGCTTCCGTGAGTTCCGTCAGCAAGATCGAGGCGGCAGCAATCCCGCGCTGCATCGAGTCATCTCGACGCGACCCGGTGAGTACCCCGAGCAAAAGGAACTCCAAGGCCTCGACCTGGGCTTCCAGCCGAGCGATGCGGACATCCGCTTCCATCTGCGCCCGAGTCGTTCTCATGCCGATCACCGTATGGGGTGGGGAAACGGTCTTGAGTTTCCAGCAATTCGCCATGGTGGCGATCATCGTGTGCTTCGTTTTCGGCTGGGCGGTCGTGTTGGTGAGTCGTTTCGACCGCTATACGCAGAATCGGAAGCGCTTCCGCTTCTTCAATCAGTTTGAACACGTCGGTCAGGAGCGCGCCGAGCAAGCACTTGCAGAGCGCTTGCGGCAGGAAGCCCACGACGCGGCTCAACGCATTCGCGTTGCGGAGGACATCCAATGACCCTGCGCACGCTCACGCAAATCGAGGCCCGCTACGTCGTAGTAGAGCGGCTAATCGGACAAGCCAACGACAAGATGCGCGATTTGAGCCGCGTCCTAAGTCGTGGCGGCAACCTCGACCTTTTCATACCGGATCAGGAAGTCACCGTCTGGCGCGGCATCCGCGCTGTGTTGATTGATGAGTCCGACCGACTGGAAAAGCTGTGGCAGGGGAGGGCGCATGGATGAGTATCCCTGCGACGACCCGTGGGGGTCGAACCTCATGAAGCTGCACGAACTGACAGAAGCACGCCGAAGCGCACAGACCGACGACGAACGCCGCGAATACGACCAGCTGATTGAGGAACGCATCAGGCTGATTGGCTCGGGGCAGGGCGATGAGCCATGAATCGACACGCGAACAGCCCGTGCGCCCACTGTGGCGGGTCTCTGGTGACACTGCGGGATGCACAGGCCACGGACCTGACCACCTGCAGGAATTGCGGCCTCCTGATTTACACGCGGCGGGCTATGCGGACCTCCTACGGCGGGTCCCCTGGCAACAGTTTTGGACGCTCACGTTTCGCATTAGCAAATCGGGTCGCAACGGCGGCATGCACGGCGAAGCAGCCGACAAGGCATTTCGGTACTTCGTCAGTTGCCTCAACCGCGAAATCTACGGCCCCAAGTGGTCAACGCGCTGGCATGGCGGCGTCCAGTGGGCAAGGGGACAGGAGTTCCACAAGGACGGGCGCCTGCATTTCCACGCCGTGGCCGCAGCGGCGACCGATGACCTCAACAAGCTGGCCAGCCGCTACGAGTGGCACGAGTTCTGGTACCGCGAGTTTGGCCGCAACCGCATCGAAGCACCACGCAGCCAGGCCGACATCACCGGCTACGTGTCGAAGTACGTAACCAAAGGCGGGGAAGTCGATTTCAGCAAGAACTTCGGCGCGTGGTTGCCACCGCCCATCGACTACACCGCCCGACCCGAGCAAGACGGCCTGCTACAGCCGAACCAGCACCACCCGTAGCACCCGGCGGACTGATGCAAGCATCGCGTAGGGGTCAAACAAGCATCCATCCGCGCCGCCGTCATGGGGGGTAAGGGGGGACATAGCTTGACCCCACAGTACCGCCCGAAATTTGCCAACCAACCAACCGAAGAGAGAAAAGACCATGAGCGCGAAAGTCACGATCAAGAGCGAACCGCAAAGCCGTTACGTCACCACGAAGGCTGGCCAGAAGCAGGTTCATTACCAGAACGCGGAACTGGAAACCAAGCAGATGCGCGTGCAGCTGGAAGTGGAAATCGACAGCCCGCAGCAGGCGTACAAGCAGAGCGGCGTGTACGACTGGGATGTGGAAGCTGATGTGATTCCCGGTCGTTATGGCCCCGAGCTGGCCCGGCGCATGACGCTCGTGCCGGTGGCCGAAGCGCCCAAGCGCGCGGCCTAAGCGATGCCCAAGGTTCTCACCTGCGTCGATTTTGATTCGTCCACGCAAACCTGCTTGGCGCAGGCGTGGGTGGAGCAGTCGACGTGGGTGAACGTCCTCCCGACCGTTGAGCAGGCCAACGTCGTCGGGATCGCATTTTTCGCCAGCCTGTTCTCGGTGGTCGCTGCCAAGCGGCTGCTCAAACCCCAACGCAACTTGTAAGGAGCAATCCCATGCGTCATCTCGTCACGAAGTCCAAGTCCCGTGTATCCGCCCTGGTCGCTGGCCTGACCGCCATGGCCCTCGCCCCGATGGCCTTTGCCGGCGGTGGCGGTGGCAGCGGTGCGCTGTCGACCATCACCGGCCTGTTCGATGAGTACGGTGCCGAAGCCGTCGCGGCGACCATCGCCTTCATCGTAGTCCTGTGGACGCTGCGCGCCACCGGCCTGCTGAAGCCGAAGACCTGAGTCACGTAGCGGGGGTAGGGCACCCCGCTTTCTTCCTATGGGAACTGACTTCGACCAACTGTTTGGGACGCTGTGCCTGCTGTGGTGGGTCATGGCCTCGTACATCATTGCAGGCGACTGGGACTGATGGATTTCAAGCGCATCCTTGCCAATGCTATTGCGCGCCGCGTGGCCTACGTGCTCGTGGCGCTACTGCTGGCATGGATGGGTTTGGGAAAGGCACACGCCCAGGCCACCTATCCGAATCAGGGCGCTGCATACGCGGGCTGTAACGCTGGCGGCGCGGCGAACATGGCAGGCGCACCTACTGTTTGGGCGCAGTACCGTTGCACCTTCAATCCCAACATCAGCAGCCTTCCGGGCTATGTGTGTGAAGTGCAAAACAAGAATTCGCTTGTCTGGGGCGCGTGCGCTCTTTACGGCACCCTGGGCGGTCGCAACCATCGCTATCCAGCAGCGCAGACCTGTTCGGCTAAGCCCAGCTACACGGGCTCGCCGCCAACGTCGACGGCGGTAGGAAAAATTCGTAACGGGTCGTTTACGTGCACCGATGGCTGCACGCAAAAGTGGCACGCCAACTCGGATGGGACGTTTACAGGCAGCTTCAATCACGGCGCGGCCGGTGTGTGCACGACGCCCGAACTACAGGAAGATTGCGGGGCGCTGGGCGGTGGGTCGTACTGGAACGCCTACATTCAAGCCTGCGAAACTCCGGAAGTTGTGTGCGAAGAAGGCCAGGTCAAAGATGCGGTGACCGGTGCATGTGGCAATGCGTGTCCGGCGGGCATGAAGGTAAATCAGCAAGGGCAATGCGAGGAAGCCAGCGACACCTGTCCTGCTGGGCAAATTAAGAGTCCGCAAGGTTCTTGTCTGCCGGGCGAAGGGCAGTGTGCAGCGGGAGAGGCCCCCAGAGAGAATGGCACCTGCGGAAAGGACTCTGATGGTGACGGAAAGGCAGACGAAGACGACGACAATCCGGATAACGATCCTGACAAGGAGACGGCGTCAGGCGGAGATAGCTGCAACGCGCCCCCGTCATGCTCAGGCAGTGCGATTGCCTGCATTCAAGTAAAGATTCAATGGCGAATCGACTGCAATACGCGTCGGCGCGTCAACATTTCCGGCGGCGGTTGCGCGGCGATGCCGGTATGCACTGGCGACAATTGCGACGCCTTGGAATACAGCCAGCTGCTGATGCAGTGGCGGTCTACTTGCGCGCTTGAAAAGTTGAACCTTGACGGCGGTGGTGGCGGTAGCGGCGAGACCGGTATCAAAGATCACATGACCGCGTTGAAGCAGGCCGAGGTCGATGCCTTGCGCAACTTGGGCACCGATGACGGCCATGGCAACGTCGACCCGAACGCCATCTTCCACGAGTTCGACAACAGCGACTTCAATCCCAATCTGTTCGGCGGGAACTCGGGTGGTCAGTGTCCGGTTGCGCTGACCATCGGTGGCAAGAGCATCCAGTTTCCTGCCGGGTTCTGGTCGGTCGCCGCATTCATCGGTTGGTTGATGGTGGCTTGCGCCTACTTGTGGGTTGCCTTCCAGCTGGGGAGCTGACGTATGCCCGTTGTTATCGCCGAACTGCTGGCCATTATTGGTCCTTGGATCATGCGCTTTCTCGCGGTCAAGGGCCTGCTCATGGTGGCGGGCTTTCTTGGTCGCCTGGGCTTGGTGCTGGCTACGAATGAGTTTGCCGTCCAGCCGCTCATCGAACACGCAATGACGGCGTGGAACGCGATTCCCGCCCAGTATCAATGCTGGCTCGCGCTGTTCGGTGTCACCAAGGCAGCGGGCATCATGGTGTCAGGGCTGACGCTGATTGCGGCCAAACGCGTGTTCTTCGCCAAGGCACCGGCATGAGCGCGATTGCCAAGACCTCCAGCATCACGCTCATAACGGGCGTGCCCGGTAACGGCAAGTCACTCCGCGCCGTCTGGTACATCCGCGAAGCGGTGAAGGCGGGCGAGGAAGTTTTCGTCTGCAATCTCAATGGCGTCACCATCGATGGCATTACGGCATTTGATGACCCCACACGCTGGGAGGAATTGCCAGCCGGGGCGATTCTGGTGGTGGATGAAGCACAGCGCTTCTTTCGCGCTGCTGCCGGCACCGTGCCGCCGTACATCCAAGCGATGGAAACCATCCGCCACGTCGGCATCCGGCTCATCCTCATCACCCAAAGCCCCACATTGATTCATGCCAACATCCGCCAGCTGGTGGGCATGCATGAGCATCTGGTCCGTGAGAACGGTAAGCAGTCGGCGACCGTGTATCGGCGTAGCCGGGTCATCGACAACGTGCGCAGCGAGCGTGCGCTGGCGGCGGAAGACCATGAGGTATGGGTCTATCCCAGCGATTGCTTCGCGCTCTACAAGTCGGCCGAGGTGCACACCGTCAAGCGCACCGTGTCGAGCAAGATGAAACGCGGCTTGGTGCTGGCGGGTATCGCCGCACTCCTGTTGGGCTATGTGTGGTGGAACGGCAGGAAGCTGGTGGGCAAGAACGACGAAGGCGCGCCAGCCGCGGCGGCCGCGCCAGCGGCCGCTGCGGCTGGGGAGTCGCGTCGTGATCCTGATGCCCCCAAATGGACCGATGCCACGCAGTACGCCCAGGCACACCTGCCACGCCTGTCGATGATGCCGTGGTCGGCGGAGGTCTTCGACCAACGCCCGGTAACGGCCGACCCTCAGCTGTATTGCATGAGTTCCACGTCCGGTGACGACGCCCAGGGCGAATGGAAAGACTACAGCTGCACTTGCCTGACGGAGCAGGGCACCGTTTACCAGCTGACGCAGCCTGAGTGCCGCACGGTGGCCCGCCGAGGGGCCATCTACAATCCCTACCGCGAACGCCAGCAGGCGGGGCAGGGGATGGGGGTGCAGGGGCCTGCCCCTGCGGTTATGGACGCGCAAGCGTCCGCTCCTTCACCCATGGCGCCACTTATACGCGGCGATGTTCGTGCGGTGGGAACCGAAGGCGAAGCCGGCCAACCCGGCTCCGCGCCACGATGACCAGCGCGGGCCGGGAAGTCCTCAAATGGCTGGCCTTGGTCCTGATGACCGGCGACCACGTGAACAAGGTGCTGCTGCACGAGCAGTATCCATGGCTGACGGACGTGGCCCGGGTGGTTTTTCCCATCTTCGCCATCGTGTTGGCCTATAACCTTGCCCAGCACCCAAGCCCGGACGCGACGCGGCGGGCGTTGGTCCGGATGCTCGTTTTCGCCGTGTTGACGCAGCCATTCCACGCGTGGGCGTTTGGCTACTGGGTGCCGCTCAATGTGTTGTTTACGCTCGCCTTGGGCGTTTACGTGGCCACCGCCGCTAATCGCTGGCTTTCCGTGATCGCTTGGCTCATGGGCGGGGCAGTCGTCGACTACGAATGGTTTGGCGTAGCGGTGGTCGTGGCTGGTTTTTACTTGTGGCGTATTTCGGCAGAAAGTAGAAGCCAGTGGGTAATTGCTGCTGCGCTGATGGTCGCTGCGGTAGCCGCGCTGTATGCCATCAACGGCAATTTAATTGCCTTGGGAGCCATCCCGCTTTTATGGATGGTGGGAAGGCTCCCAGGCAGTGTTGCCCGCTGCAAATGGTTGTTTCTTGCCTACTATGTGATCCACCTGGCGGTACTCGTCGCCATTGATGTTTCTGCTTAGACTAGCCATTGCTTGAAACGCGTCCCCAACAATGGAGCTGGACATGGACTGTACTGCTGGGATTCTAAGTTTGGTCACGGCCGTAATATCACTAGTGACTGCAGTTCTTGCGTTGTTGAAGTCAAAACGCGCCGAGGATAGCGTTCGCGTGATTATCAATATCCCTGAGGTTAAGGAGCTGATTGATCGTCGTGGTGGCGGTGGCGGTGGTGGTGGCGGTGCTGGCGGTGCCGGCGGTGGTGGCGGTGGAGGCGGTGGAGGTGGCGGCGGCTTCTGAGTAAACGCTGCGGGTACAAGCGAGCCTTGTTTTAGTCTCGGCAAGGCTCTTTGGCTATCTGGACCCAGCCACGATCTATACGCTTGAACCTGTCTCCTTTGATGCAGCGCTCGTCCGGTGCTAATGGGCGTAGCAGCTGTCTGGCTGGGGCGCGGGTAGGCGCATTTATCGAATTCTCCCTTAAGAATCGCTCATCTTCTGCGTTCTGGCGGGCTAGCTCGGTGCTGAGTTGCTTCAGGGCGAACTCCGCATCTTTTCGGTCTTGATAGCGGTCGAATGCGTTGTAAACCAAGAGTGCAATGAGGAAGCCGAGGCCCGTTCCCGTGCTGACCTTGAGAACCAGATACTCGTCTCGGTTTCTCACAGGTGATGAAGGGCCGCGATAGCTTCGCGGTCGGAACTCGATTGGTTCGTCTGGCTCGAAGGTCGGTTCGCGGCGTTCCATGTCAGCCCCCGTGTGTGACGGCCGGATGGTATACCGAATTAGCCGGCCCGGTTTCCAAATCGCTCAGAGTGCCAGTCGGCCAGATCGACGATGACTACTTTGTGTTGACCGCGTTGGATTTCGTTTTTGCGCTTGCGCGCGGTTCTGGCCTTCGCGACGTGCGCCTCCATTTCCAGTCGCCACACAATGCCTTTCATGCGTTCCAACGTGAGTTTGTCGCCCTCAGGGCTGACCAAGTAGGGGCCGCGCTGTTTCCAGCCATACCATTCACCGTCCAGGTCTATTTGCAT